ACTCTCCCTTCTGGTTCGTTCCGGAATTCGGGTATTCCCGGAGTTTGTGACGTAGGAGCAAACGTAGGTGAATTCGGGTATTCCCGTAGTTTGTGACGTAGGAGCAAACGTAGGTGAATTGAATGATTCTCTAAAGAAACTTCATTCGGGCGTTTCTTTAGAGAATGTGCAACGCCGCCTGCTTGCGCGGGATACTCCGCTCCACTTGGCACGTTGTATTCGCTCCGCATTTCGGGTATTCACGTAGTCCCGCGCATAGGGAGAGGCACCGATAGCGTAGCAAAGAGCGTAGTTGAATTGTAGTATAGATATGCAATTCACCTACGTTTGCTCCTACGTCACAAACTCCGGGAATACCCGAATTCACCTACGTTTGCTCCTACGTCACAAACTACGGGAATACCCGAATGCCGGAATAACGAAGAACGAGCGAACGTAGGTGAATTGCCCAAGTTATCTCGCATATAACATTCCAGCATTTCCGCCAACAATCGACAACACATTATACCTCTCTTCAAACAATGTCATATTGAACGTGTAATCATAGAGTCGCCAATTTTGTTTATTAATTCCAATTGGATTCCCAGATGTATCGCATATCACATTGTAATTCGAATTTTGCAGTGAAATTGATGGATTGATAGTCGTGATTTCCAGATTGATATCTTTGAATCTAGACAAATTCATTGCACCGGAAGGTTGATACTCGAAAGGACTCGTGTTCAACCCGAAACTATAATTATAGAGACCGCGTTTTCCAGACCCATTGCTTCTAGCATATTGGTCAACATAGTTAAATACTTGCCAAGGAAGAACATTTTCACGATACACGCCATTCAAATTGATACCCATCGACACCATTATATCGTGTATGTTATCTTGACTAAACGGTCCATTAACAAAAAAACCGGTATTTGTTCCACTTACGTGATTTACGTCTGGAGGATTCAACCCTGGTCCGTATCCATAAAAAATACCATTCCATGCCTCTACAGTAACAGGTTCGCCATTTACTATAGTACTATATATCGGCGCAGGAATAGCATCATTTGGTATTTCACGGTAAGGCCAATTTGAATAATTACTCCATTCATTTCGCATATACACATCATTGCGTTGAAAATACCACATCCAATTTGCAATCATTCCATTCGATGTCAGTGTGACGGTTTTCGACCCCACTACATTCTCGAAATTATATTCAAACACATCTTTCACTAGATATACTTGGTCCTCTAATGCAATTTTTTTGCGTTCGTCTTCGGACAAGAAACAATACGTCGCGAGTAGATGGACATCCGAATTCCAAGTGGTCGTCTGGTTCTGATACTGAGATGAATCGAGAATTACACCAGGCGGTTGTTGCAAAAATCGATACATAGCAAATTGGGGTAGGGTGAAATTTGGTTGTACATAGGGAAAATTATTGCCCCAGTCGAATACATCGCGAACTTGGAATAATTCCTGTATAGGGCGAATTGTAACATTGATATACAATTCATTATACTGTAATGCAACCAATGGAAATGCGCATCGACTATCGAGCATGAACCAAGCGTTGATAGGTATGTATAACGTGGAACCTCTTAATGATGGTTCGGCTGTAGCACCATCTCCAGCATAATATGAACAAGGGTACACATTAGTTCTTCCAAATATATTGGCCGGGTCGTGGTATTCATTCGTATTACCAGTCATTTTGTCAAATGCTTGTTTTTTATCTTCCGGAAAATCGCGCTGTATCATTGCTTCCAAATAAGCACCTGAATAAGACTGCAATAATACAGAACCACATGTAATAGAAATATTCTCAATCATTTGTGTTCCTAAATCGCGAATCCAACGAAAATCATACGACGCCCATCTATAGTTTGTTTCCTTACATGGTTGATATATTGGACTGTATATATCCGGCAAAGTAACACATAAATAGGTATCCATCAAGAGATCTGCATATCTCTTGACTTTAAATTGAAATGTACTAGAGGTTGTCAAACGCAAATCTCGCAATCCTTCATAATCAAGTCTGAATTTTTGCAGTCCGAAATTAGTATATTTAGAATAAACTACTTTGAAAAACGTTTTCGTAGGATTGCCGGTCAATATAACATTCGCACTACCTGTTGCGGTCAAATTTAATAATCCTCCTGCCATTTATAATACGGATAGTTTAATATATAATAGATGTTTGTATACAATTCACGTGTATTTATTCTCTATTACGTTTTTCAGCAAATAGAAAGAATAGTATTCCATATCCTATGAATGCTAATCCGGATAATATATTTACAATATATATTTGCAGCATATAACATAGACAAAATGACATTGAAATATATTTTTCTCGCATTGTCGATTGTAGTCATTCTCTTCGTTTTTTATAAACAATATACGAGAGGGCAAAGACGCACAGAATATATGACGAATGCAAACGATATTTGCACCGATGCATCCAATGTAAAATATACAGACTCTGCGAATCTTCCTCTAAGAGAATACTGTATAAAATCCTCATTCAATTCTGCATATAATGGCACGAATGTTTCTGCAGAGGTGTTAGAAAACAGAATCAAAGAAGGATATCGGTTCATTGACTTGAATGTATTTTCCGCGAGTGGCGATGTTTATGTCGGATTTTCGCAAGATAATACACCCACATTAGTATCGTCGAATTTGAAACTATCGGACGCATTAACAAAAATAAGTAGTGCAGCATTTAGTAATTCTACTACATTTGATTCGAGTATGTCAGAGGTTGCCTCTTATCCAGTATTTGTCCATATTCGGGTATATCGTCCAGCAAATTCGCAAGTCGATATCATATCAGAAGTTGCGAAGGTGGTTAATGGCGTCCCGAATAATCCTCCCCAGTATAAAACACATTATCTACGTAATTCGGATGGAACGCCTGTACAAATTAGTGGTTGCACACCTCTCGAACAATTAATGCCGGGGAAAAAAGGTAAAATCATATTTTCAATGGACATTTTGAACATATTGGAGATATATGCCCCAATAGACAAACAAAGCGCATCTACTGTATCACCAGGCGATATTGCATCCGTCGATTCGTTTGTAAATGTATTGACGGGAGGCAGTACGATACCAGCATTTTATCGATATACGGACGAAACTCTCATTTCGCGCACGAATAAATTAGGACTCGGAGATAGCAAATCGGTTGTATCAAACGTGAAATATATGTATATTTCGTTTCCACATCCAGATGACACGACGGATTCTGTGAATCGAAATGCAACAGGTATTATTCACCCAGATTTACCAACATTTTTGCTATATCGCAGCATACAATTGACTCCTATGCGTGTTTATTTAGCGGATGATAGCAATTCAAATTTAAAAATGTATATAAACATGTTTGATACAATTGGGAAACCGTTTGCGCCAATGACGTTTGTATATCAATATTTATCCTCGAATGCGACTCCACATCACATAAATACATCTATTTACAACAAAGACAATACTGGAAATGATAACTCCTCTAAATTAATTCCAAATGAAACCGCTATAGCGATTCTCACGGTCCTATTATTACTTGTGTTCGGTGTGTGTATAGCGGAATATGTGTATTTTTCAAATAAAATCAAAAAATCCATAGTTCCATTTCAAATTCCAATTGCATAATTGTTACCCATTGGAAAGTAATTTGACAATTCACCTACATTCTTTGTTTCGCTAAAGATGCGTAGCGGTTCCTCTCCCGACTGATTGCGGGACTCTGTCCGCTCCGCGTATGCATTCGGGTATTCACGTAGTCCCGCGCATAGGGAGAGGCACGAGTGAGTGTAGTTAAATTGCATATCTATACTACAATTCACCTACGTGAGTTCATTCTTCACTCACTCCGGGAATAGTTCAATTCACCTACGTTTGCTCCTACGTCACACTTCGTTATTCCGGCATTGCATATCTATAGTTCAATTCCTTAAGCGAAGCGAATGTGCGTAGGTGAATTGCCCACACGTATTTGTGCTTAATGTTTTCGCATAAAGAATTGTCCAATACTTTTCGTAATATGGTAATATATACTTTCTATTTTTACTAAATGAGAGGTAGAAATGAATCACACAAAACTAGGAAATACAAACCAGACGCATGCAACGACAAAATGACGTTTCAAGAATGCGAACTCGCGGTTCTAAGACAAGCAGTAGATGAAAGCGAAAAAAAACAGGGCGCGAAAATCGCAACTTCTCCGGAAGTCCAGCAAATCATCCAAATACTAGAAGATTTCTTGGTCAGTAAAAAACTCATTTGTTACGGCGGCACCGCTATCAATAATATTTTGCCGAAAGAGGCACAGTTCTATAATCGCGACATTGAAGTGCCCGATTACGATTTCTACTCCTCTCGCGCGATGCAAGACGCCCGCGAATTAGCAGATATTTATTATTTTGCGGGATATAAAGAAGTCGAAGCGAAGGCCGGGGTACATGTCGGCACATTCAAAGTCTATGTGAATTTCTTGCCGATTGCAGATATTACTCAATTACATCCGACTTTGTATGAGAGGTTAATGCCGGAAACTATTACTATAGCGGGAATAAAATACGCACCGCCGAATTATCTGCGAATGTCGATGTATTTAGAGTTGTCGCGTCCGGCCGGCGACGTCTCTAGATGGGAGAAAGTACTCAAACGCATCAATTTGCTGAATAAATACTATCCTCTCTCTCCCAAAAAAACAGAATGCAATACGGTCGATTTCCAGCGTGGATTAGACATTAAAGAGAATCAAACCGTGGAAGAGTCAATTTATTATTTGGCGCGCGATTCGTTTGTTGACCAAGGTGTCATTTTTCTGGGGGGATACGGTACGGCACTTTATTCTAAATATATGGAGAATGACCAACGGCATCAAGTCGATAAGATACCGGATTTCGATGTGTTGTCGGATTCTCCCGAGAAATGCGCGGCAATTGTGCGCGATAAACTGACCGACGCTGGACACCAAAATATAAAAATCGTTCAGCATACCCCTTTAGGAGAGGTGATTCCTGAACACGTAGAGGTCAGTGTGAATAGCGACATTATTGCATTGATATACAAACCGATTGCTTGCCACAATTACAATAAAATAGAAGTTGGTGGAAAACAAGTGCTCGTCGCGACTATTGATACGATG